AACCTTTTGCCACTCAAGGCATACTACCTTTCGGTTGTAAACATCACCTGTCCATGCCCATCTGACACAACGATATTCAGTTTTTTCTTTACTAGATGCCACCAATGTAAACAACATAGATAGCACCAGTAGCCATTTCACGTCATAGCCCAAACGATGATGTAAAAACACCAGACAACAGTAATACAAAAAAGGACTGCGGTAGTAAAAGCCATAGCCCAGTCTCTCATTTTTTAATCCAAGTCTGCCAGACTGCACCAGCAGCCATAATCAGCGCACCCACCCATAGAATAGGCTTGGCAGCAGAGGCTACCCATCCAAGCACTTTAAAAGCCCCATCAAGAGCCTTTATAGCCTCTACAAGACCACTTGTGTTCTTGTCTATGCTATCTACCTTACTTTCAACTGCAATCAGTCGTTCGTAGATTTGTTTATGGGTGACTTCTTGTGTCATGGTGCATCAGGCCATGTAATAGTCCAAGGGAAACCTGTCTGCGTAGTGACATCACGCAAGGCTTGACGATAGGTAGCCCATACTGCTTTGTCAACAGGAGCATCAGCTACTTGTGTCCAATCACAGTCTTTTAGTTTCTCATCCCTTGAAGCACGAACACTCCAGGGCCAAGGATATATTTGGTGTACCACTTACCATCAATCTGCTCAACACCAGAGGCTTGAGAGTATTGGTAAACAGTACCGCCAGTAGCTTGTGCGCCTTCAAAGACTACATCAGCACCCAAAGCCTCTAAGACTTCAGTTGTTGTTGTATCCCATGATGGGCCACCATTGGCTTTTGTGTATGCACGAAATTCTGCTTCGTACATGACTTGTCCTGATTGTGTTCTGATTTGCATGATGTTCCTTATGCGATAGCCAAGAAGATAAATGTGCCACCAGAGGCATTGATAGCGGCTGGCGCAGTTGAACTAATCTCAAACCCTGCGCTGTAGGTGTCAATGTAGTCTGTATTTGTTACTTCAGCGGCTGTGCTGTTTAATAGTAAGTAAGGGTCATTGCCACTCACAATTCCACGGGCTGTATCCCATACATACCAATCACCAGTTGAGTCTGTGCGTTTGATTAAAACAAACCTTGCACCACCCGCACCAAAACCGCAGTCAATAGTTTGTGTTGTCCCATTGCCTGTGTATGAGCCTACTTTGGAAACACCTGCACAAGTGGCAAATAGGTAGGCAACGTAAGGCGTTCCAGTTCCATTTGTTTGATTTCTAGCACCAACACTGAATGTCGTAGATGTTAAGTCATAAATATAAGGGGTAGCAGAATCAGTAAAAAATGCGCCGGTGGTATTTAATCTTCCAACATTAAAAGCTGCCAAAGATGAAGAAGTACACCACCAATCAAATGTGCCAGTTCTGGCTTTAACAATGACAAATTCAGGCGCAACACCTAAGTTATGCGTAATTGTTTGCGGAGATGTACCAGCCCCTCGATTCCCTGTATAGCAAACCTCATCAAAGAAGCTAGGCGCACGTCTAAAACTATAGTAAATCTTAGGGTCTGAAGTTCCAGCAAGTAGCGACCTGTCAATCAACGTAGTATTACTTTGCATATTGTCGCCAATAGTGCCAATAACCGCTTCCGCACTTGTTGCTTCTGTTTTTAAGTAACGTGCTGTAGTGCCTACCGCAGATGCATTTGCTCCTCTTAATCTATCAAATACATAGTTTGAACTTTCCCCTGTATATCTATTGATTGTCATATCAACAGGGAAATTAGTTGTGATTGTTAATGGGTTTGCATTTGAACTTGTAAGAGTTTGACTAAACACACTAGTCCCACTTGTAGGCACTTTCATTGGGCCTCTACGAATGGCTATGTAGATGTAAACTGCGCCATTATCATTTAAGTTTCCTGATGCACTGCTAATTGTGAATCCCGTTGCAGTTGGTGCTACACGTTGAGAAGAAACTTCAGCATCACTTGTATTTGGAAAAAGTACATTGTCATTGCTACCAACAGGCATACCACGCATGTTGTCAATGATGTTCCAATTGAGAGTGCCAGATGCGCCACCATCAGAATTTTTAATTAAGACCCATTGTGGTTCGTACCCAAGAGTAACTGTTTGTGTTCCACCATTACCCGTATAAGACCCACACGAAATTACATTGTCTGTTCCGCTTAGGCCAAAGCCTCCTGCGTCATGTGCGAATAGGTAGGCTACGTAGGTTTGACCAGAATCATTGTAATAAGCGGGATATGCTGTACCAAGATATATGTTAGTACTGTTTGGTGCTGTTGTACTAAAAAGACCATAGTTAGCTTGTGCTGCGGTGGTGTTTAAGACCAAATTATAAGAATTTCCAGTAAGACTTCTGTGCCACACAATCCAATCAGTAGCAGCGCTTGTAGATTTAACAATATAACAACCAGGAGTAGAACCTAAATTATGTGGGATTGCCCTATTGGTTGTTCCATCACCAGTCCAAGTCACAATATCAAAGAACTTTGGTTGCTTGCGGAATGTCCATGAGACCATGCTATAGACGTCATTCAACACACCGCTTGCCCCAAGCGTATAGCCATTGGCGTTAAAGGATGTGATGTAGCTAGAAAACGTGTCTTCTGCCGCTGTTGTGTTGGATTGAAGTAGTTTTGTACCACCTCTGGCGGTATCCACAAGTCCGTGCCCTACTGGTGCGGGTCTTGCCTTAGTCCAAACCAACCCACCTTTAGTAGACAAGTCAATGCCATTGGTAATGGTCAACGATGCGCCTGTGCCTGTGTAAAGGTATGTGCTAAACACCGACTCTATATAGTTTGGTTCAGCAACAACACCTCCTCCGAACCCATCGTAGGATGCAGCCCCACTCGTAGCTTGTAACGGCATTGTTATTCCTTATCTTTACAGTTATCAAAGTGCCAACGCTTTGCCATTGCTGGCGATACTAGTTTTTGGCAATGAGGACATTCTATTTTTGCTTTAGGTTTACCAGTTAAACCTGCTTTTATTTTTGCTTTATGTTCATCTGTAATTATTCTTCCCTTTAAAGCCTCGGAAGTCTTACGCTTTGTTTCTTCAGATGGTCTATAAGTTGTAGTCAATCTAGCTTTGGCAATATTAGCCCTACCTTCTTCAGACTTAGGTTTTCGCATCTTTTGTTTTGTTTCTTCAGAAACTATGCGACCTTTAAACAACTGAGTTACATATTTTTTATGTTCTTCAGTATGCTTGTAACCTTGAGCACCATCACCACCATCTGTCATGTTGGTCAATGGTATTCCAATATCACGCATTTCAGCAATTAAAAAACATTCAAAATCAATAGCCTGTGCATCTGAAACATTTTCTTCAACTTTGGTAATAATTGGCTTCATACCAAGTGACATAAGTTTGCGAATTTTATTTAGCTTCTTTGACTTGCGTTTGGTGTAATACTTAGCCTCATCCAAATGAGCCTCGCAACGTTTACCATGCCCCTTACCAACGTAAAAGGGCATCCCATTTCTAGGGTCAGTAAGCGTGTAAACGTAAGCGGTATTCATTAGGCTTTGAACTGTGTTACAGAAGCAAGAATTGTAAAAGTTGCACTTCCAGTTTTCAGTAAAAGAAATCTGTAACTGTCTATTCCACTAGCATTACCAGCAGTAGGCGCACCACCTAACCAACGTGTCGTGACACCAGATGTAGTGCCATCAACTTGTACAGCAGAGTTATAGTAAGCAGTAGCACCCTGAGTCACCAAGAAAGCCACAGTCATTGATTGACCTGTACTCATTAAAGTGTTGAGTGAAGTACCGCTAGAGCCTCTGAAGTTAACTGTCCAGTTAGCACTTGCGTTACTTGTGTAGTACAAGACTGACTGAGTTGTAATGTCGTAAGCAATCGTTCCTGTAGCCGCAGTTGCTGATACTGTTGCCACCTCTGCTGCATCGTTTAGAACAATGGCAGTAGCTGATGAAGTGCCTGAGAAAGTCTGAGTGCCAGTAAAGCTGTTGGCGACATTGACAACAGGAATATTAGCCCCTGCCAAAGTTGATGCACCTGTACCGCCATTGGCGATAGGAAGTGTTCCTGTTACACCAGTAGATAAAGGAAGACCTGTAGCATTGGTTAAAACACCACTAGCAGGTGTACCCAACTGAGGAGTTGTCAGGACAGGGCTTGTCAGGGTCTTGTTTGTCAGGGTTTCTGTACCTGTCAAAGTAGCAAAACCACCTGCCGTGAAAGCAGCGTTAGTCCATGTAGAACCTGTCCACACGAACAGATTGCTAGTGGATGTATTCCAGTACAAAGCACCTGTAAGCAAAGCGTTTCCGTCATTGTCTACAGATGGTGCAGAACTCTTAGAACCTAAATATCGGTCATCAAAGGCATCGTAAGTGTTAGATGCACTCGTAGCACTAGCAGCAGCAGCCGTTGCGCTTGTAGAGGCATTTCCTGCGCTTGTAGAGGCATTTGATGCACTCGTTGAAGCGTTAGAGGCTGAAGTCGCAGCAGCAGCA